TTTCAACCATTTGCTTAAGAGCCATATCCCAGGTTTCTCCGTGCTGCTCCTTCTCCATTGCCAGAGCCTGTTCAACAATGTCTTTCCACTTGGTTGTTCTAATCAAATAGTCATGCTCTAATAGCCACTCAACTGCTGTCATAATTTATTTATTTAAAATGCCAATACACACCAAACTCAGCATTAGCAGTTTTAGCCATCTGAAGTTCTACTTTTTGCTTTGGAGATATAATTTGATAGAAAGCACCTCTGTTAATGCCTAATGAAGTAAGTGCTTCAGCTATTGTTTTGCCGTTCTCAATCTGCTCAATAACCTGTGGAAATTTGTCATTTATTGACTTTATCAACTGTACTGATGCCATATTTATATTGGTTTAAAATTTCTTCTCAATTTCTCGATTAAGATACCACATTGCCTTCTTCAAGTCCTCCAGCTTGCTGCCTTTCTTTCCTGCCCTACTGATGTACTTGATCACATTGCCAAGGTTAAAGCCAAGCTCCCAAGCCTCAATGACCTTGATTGCCTCATAGGTGTTGTCTGCTCCACCATAGTGAGCAGGATGATCTACTGCCTGCAATGGCTTTTGCTCTGGCTGATTGTCTAAATAACTACTGATTATGCTGCCCATATCATGGATAATAAAATAATGGTTTAGGGTGATTAAAATCTGACATGGTTCTGCCTTTTAGCTCTTCCATGTCTCTGTAAAGTTTGCCATTGAAGTACCAGCCAGCAAGTCTTGGCTTGCTTCGCATGTTAATAAGTTCAGCTTTGATTAGGATGTCATTGACATCTATATCTCCTTCATTATTTATTATGAAGTCAATTAGCTCTTCAATAGGTGATTCATCTTTCATTTTCTTCGCTAATTAATCGCTCTATCACATGCTTAACATAAGTCAGTGCTGATAGACCACCTTTCCAATAGTTCCTGGTCTCCTTGGTGTTGGCATCATGCCCCATAAGCATTTCCTTGTTTTTCATTTCTCGCTTTACAATGACTAAAAGCTGTTGAAGTTGTGTCATAAAACTAATCGGTCAATGTTTAAGTCATAGGATTCCATTAACTCCTGCCACTTCTCCCAGATGTGTGCCTCATCAATGTGCTTGCCATCCTCAGAAGTATCTGTAAGCTGTCTCAGTTTGCCTGCAAAATCCCAGATGAATAATGCCATATCAAGACTCTTAATGCATCTAAAATGCTCAATAGCCTGTTCTGAGTCATCCAGATTAAATGAAAGTGTTGCTCTCATGGTTTGCGATTTTTAATCGAATCTAAGTGACCAATGTGCTTGACAAAGCCTCTGCATAGAGTCATGCCTACAAAGCCAAGGTCATAATACTTTTTATTGTATTGCTTCTCAGCAATTGCATGGTCATTATCTCTCCACTCGCAGAAGTCACTGAACTTACCGACTGCTTTATAATCAGATAGCCTACGAAGACCAGGATTCCAAGTGAAGCCATGCCAATCTCCTTTATATCGGTGAGCAAGTTGCTGATAGCGCACTCCTTTCTTGGTCAGCTTTACTCCAGGCAAAGTTGTATGACCATTGCGGTCATTCGGATGCCTGATCCATACACAAGCGCACTTAGGCTCTGATTGCAAAACAGACTTAGAATCACCAATAAATCCACTATTATAAAACTCCCAGTCATCCTCGCAATGGAAGATGTAAGGTGTAGTTACCTTGGCATAGAGAGTATCAATTGCATTTACCTGACCTTTGCGGTTGGTGTTTGACCACTCAGCCATGATTTGCCAGTGCCTCATCAGGAATCTATCAAGTTCCTTAACTAAAACTACATCTAATGCACCGGAGTCATCATGTATGTAAAAAGCAGCCGGAGGCTTACCATCCCAATTGCTCAGAAGACTACTGATTGTTTTCTCTACTAATTTCCACCTTCCACAACTTGTGAGGCATACGGTTATATCTCGCTCATCCGTTGACATAATCAATAAACTTTATGAGTAAAAGGGTGAAAAGGATTGCGTAAACAGAAACAAAGATGAACTTCCAAAGTGCATCCTTTAAGAGTTGGTTAATCTGTCTGTTCATAATTATAGAAAGTATTGGTTGTCAAGTAACAATAATTCGGTATTCGGTGCAACTCGCTTTTGATGATCTCCTCCCCACATTGACTTCTGAGTCTGATACTGTTCTTTGGTAATTTCTATGCCAACAAATTGAACATTAACTCTGCCTTGGCTATAAGTGAATCCAAGTCTGTACTCGTCCTTGTAAACTGGATAGACCATCAAAGTGCCTCCAAGCAGGCATGCTCTCTGGATGTCAAATAAGGTTGCCTCATAGATGTCAACCCACATCTGGTTGTTTAGGTCAATTCTGACCTTTGCTTTCATGTACATAAGTTTATTTTGGTTAGATTTGGATGGCAATTAAGGCAAAGGAAAAATAACTGCAAAATTATTTTAAAAAAAGTTTATGCCAGTCTATGACTCAACATCTGCCTTCCTGAAGCAGCAGCTAAAGAACTTTAAGGAGGCATCCAAAGCCGACAAGGTGCTGAGAGCAGCTGCGCTTTATGCTGCCCCGGCTGTCCAGGCTAGAGTGCAGCAGGATGGAGAAAAATCTGATGGTAGCCAGATTGGTCAGTATGGGCAAAGAGTTATTCCTTCGGCATTTGGCAAGGCTCAGTCCTTTGCCAGCAAGAAGAGACTTAAAACTCTAAGCAGCACGGATAGCTATAAACAGCTCCGGCAGAAGTTAGGTCTTCAGACTGCCTACATTGACTTCACCTTCTCCGGTGATATGTGGAAGTCATGGAGACCTGTGCCTATTTCTGAGACTGCTTATGGAGTAGCATTTACATCCACTGAACAAGCTAAGATTGCTAACTCATTGGAAAGCAGATTTGGCACTACCTTTGAACTTAGCAAGGAAGAACTTGATCAATCACTTCAGATTATCAATCGCCTGGCAACACAATTCTTGAGTAAATGATTGTTACAAAAGTCACTGTTGAATCTGCGCTAAAGGCTCTCTGCGAGAATCTGGCTGGCACATTTGTCAACAATATGCTCAACTATGGCGAGGCTGTTGAGAGCATTCTGGAGGGCAGTGCAGGCAATTATGTGACCAAGGATGGGCAGACCTATTGCGCTGTCAATGATACCTATCCTCTGGTTGTGTTCTTTGTCAGAGAATCAGCCTCAGTAGAAACATCTCCAGCCGGAGGTAGAGCTAATAGCCTACTCAGGACAGTCAACTTTAAACTTATAGCCAACAGCAACTATGAAAATGCTGAGTTTGGCATCACATCCATAATCAACAGAACAAAAGGCATAACTTATGCAGGTACGGACTACAACTCCAAAGCAATCGCCAATCAGTATTTCGGACTACCCGAACGAAACTTTGAGACCAGCTTCTTCTCAATTGACTTCTCTGTCACGGAAAGGATTAGCTGTGAGGTTGCCTGTTGATGCTATCTATTTTATAAGTCTGCAAAAAGCAAGTCAGCGGAGAAACAGACTTCTCCAGCACTTGAAAGGTCTGACCGATGCAAATGGCAAGCCTGCTCAGTGGCACATAGCCAATGATGGCAATAAGCCTGGGCATGTTGTTGACAATAGCCTAAAGAGGTCAAGAAAGCGACCTAATCTATCCATAGGAGAGATAGGATGCTGTGCATCACACCGGGAGGTTTGGACAAAAATTGTCCAAAATGGGCATGAAAGAGCATTGGTTCTGGAGGATGATGCGAGGTTTGACTTTCCAAAGCTCCAGACACTTGTTGAGCAATGGCATAAGCTGCCTGAATTTGACTTTCTACATCTTGGATGGGAGTATTACGCAGGCTACAAGGAGCAGACTATCTCAAAATTTGAGATACCTGAGCTGCCTAATCTATGGAAAGGTGATGGCATGTGGCTGACTCATGCCTACATCATTACCAATCATTGTGCATTAGATTGGTTGCAGCGCACCATTGTGCAGAACAATGGTCTTGATGCCATGACTGCTGATTTGCAGAGTGATTGCAATGCCTATGGCTTTAAGCCAGCCATTGTCTACCAGGAGCGAGGCACTTCAGGCATGCTTCGCAGTTCAATACATCATACAGGGTAACTATTTTTAATTTACATAAATGGATAATTTACAGTACATCCGTGATGCCATCAGGAAAGGTGGAAAGCGGGCATTAGTCAAAGTGATTCGGTGGCAAATGAATCCAGCAACAGGAGCGCAGGATATACCCTATGAGGTAACAGTCAATGCTGCTGGCGCACTTCGTGAGCTATCAAAGCCAGTAAACAAACGATCATTTAGCTGGAGCAAAATCAGACCAATTGGTGAGCTTTATATCGGTAAGGTTATGCAGCCAATTGACCAAAACTCACTTAGCAATCCAGAACTTCTGAGCAAGCTGAAGGAAGAGCTTAAAGCTCAACTTCGTGCTGAAATAGAGGCAGAAATGAAAGCAAATATTGCCGAAGAGGTAGAGGCAGAGGATAAGCCAAAGCGCAAGCGAAAAGTAGTTGTAGAGGAGGAGTTAAGCGGTCTTGATTCTCCAGACTTAAAAACTGAAACTGACTCAATTTTTTAATTTATGAATATCAAAGAGTTTTTAATTAATCAAGCCAAGAGGGCAGGTGTTGCAGATGATCCTGAGTTTAATCTTATGATTTCTGCATCTGCACTCAATGACATCCAAGTGCCAGAGGCAGTAAGCAATAAGTTTAATACTAATCTTTATGACTTTGAGCTTGCCAAGACCAGCCTTGAACTAAAAAAGCACTTCATATCTAATTACATGATGGGTTATGATGAAGAGATTGTCAGAATGGCTAAAGAGTATGGTCTGGATAGCAACTCAATTGAGGAGCTGAAGGTTACCAAGAACAGTGGTGACAAGATTAAGCTTGCTCTCAAGAAGCTCAAAGAACTGGAGGAGAAGGCAAAGAATGCTACTAATAGCAATCAGTCAGAGGAGTTTCTAAAGAAGATGGCAGAGGCTCAGGCTAAGTATGATGACCTGGTAAGCAAAGCAGAGGCAGACAAGCAGCTTATTGAGCAGCGGTATGTCAGCAAGATGAAATCTCTCTGGGAGCAGACTCAGCTTAATGGCATCCAGTGGAATGACCAGATTCCAGAGGCAGCCAGAGTGCCAGCTTATCAGGCAGTGCTTGAGCGCAAACTTGCTGCTTTGGATGGACAAATCATTTATGATGCAGAGAGAAATTCTGCTCGCCTTGTGAATGCCAAAGACCCTACACTTCCTCTTGTGCATAACGGAAGGGAGTTTAGCTATTCTGACCTTTCTGCATTAGTTTTGCAGGAGAATAAGCTACTTAAAGAACAGGGATCTGGTGGCTCTAACCCTAGTCAATATGTAGCAGGCACACCATCTTTCCCGGCTGCACCTTCGGTGAGCCAAGGCACACAAATTCCGCAACAGGTTCGCTCTGCTTTAGCGCAGATTGAATCCATTGCTCAGAAAATGCATTAATCTCATTTACTAAAATGTCATTATCAACAGCTAATGTCTGCCCTGCGATTTTAACTTCGCTTTCAGACAATCTTATCAATAACCCACAGAATGTGGGCATTATGGGTGGTACTCTTGCTGCCCTTACCGACCCTTCCAACCTCCGTGCTGGTCAAATCATTCGCCAAGCAAATGACAATGGAACTGGTCACTCTCGTGAAGTTCGTGTTGTTTACAAGCAGCGCCAGCTTGCTTCTGATGTGGTTGATACCAAGTCATGCGATGCTGGTCCTCAGATGAACTACATTGAAGAAACACTTCAGATTAATAACTTCAAGCAGGTGTCCTTCACCATGACTGAGGCTCAACTTCGTGCATACTGTAGCGCCTACTCGGATTTGATTCAAATCACAGGGGCAAATTCTCCGGGTATGATTGCGGAACGGGCAGCTGGTATTGGTGCTGCTCAAGGTGCGCTTTCAGTTGTTCGTGAGCTTTACAATGATATCCAGCTTTCCACTAATGCCCTGATTCAGGCGGTTAATGAAGACCTCCTTACTCAAATTCAGGCAGCTGCTGGTAACTGGTATGGCGGAACTACAAACCCATCTTACACCGTTGAGAATCCTGATGGCTCTGTATATGCTGCTGGTCTGTTTCAGATGAAGCAAAGCTACATGAACACCGGATTCAATGGTGCGCCTATCATCATCGGTGGTGCTGGTGCGCTTCAGCGAGTATGGATGAATGATAGCCGTTATTTCGGTCAGGGTGCTAACGGTATCAACTTTGCAACTGTTCGTGACAACACCGGACTTGCTGAGTTTTACTTTGATCCTAATGCTAACACTGTACTTGGTAGTGAAGATGCTGCCATCGTGTTTGCTCCTGGTTCAATCGTGTTCACTCCATTCCTTGAGTATGTTGGTCAGTTTGGTAACATCGGCACAATGACTCGCTTCACTGCACCTCTTCCAGGTCTTGAGCGAGTATCAGCTGATTTTCGCATATTGCCAAGCGAATGCACCGAGGAATATAATGTCTTTATCAGTATGGCGTATGATTCATTCTCACCGAATGATGGCATGTTCCCTGCTGGTGATGTTAACGAAGGTGTAAACGGTGTGTTCACTGCTGATTTCGTAACTGCTGCTCCTTAATCTTAACTAAGGACAAAAAAAGAGGGAGGCTAAAAACCTCCCTTTTTTTATTCTACCTGTCACCAATTAACAATTATTCTCCTCAATAATATTGTCTGTTTCATCAAATTCATTGTCTGAGTATTGAGTCGCACACTGGACAAGGATCAAAGGTCTGCCTCTCTTCTTGTGCCATTTGCCAAACTCCTCATACCAGGCTAATGCTTCATACCGATTCTTAAATAATCCGATGTAAGGCTCTTGTCTGCCAGTAATTGTGCTGATGACATCAAACCTATATTTTTTATTCTCCATCATCTGATGCTCAGTGAAATATTATCCTTTAGCTGCGCTCCTGGTACTTCTGTGCCATCCTTGATTGCCTGACTGATGGTTGACTTACTTATTTCGGTCTTAATCACCCAGTATTGAGCAGGGATAGCAGTATCATCCAGAACCTCTACTGACTGACTCTTGCGAGTGCTGAGCTTGGCAAGTGGTGTCTCATACCTTCTGATGCCTTTAGCATCTTCTTCAGTGAAGACCATCAGTGCAGCCAATAGTGTATCTCTGAGCCTCTGTGCGGTGTTCTCCTTGGCTTTCTTAAGTGCCTGTATGCGCTTGATTTCAGCAGCAGCTTGCTCTGCCTCTGATTCGAGCTTTAGGATGAATTTAGCGTAAGCCTCTGCTTTAGCCTGAAAATTCTCCTTTCTGATGGCAAGCTCCTCCATGATCTCATCATTGACCTCGCCTCCGTTCTCCTCCATCATAGCGATGAAGGAGAGTTCGTCTTGTGTTAATTGCCAGAGTGTTGCCATGACTTAGAAAGGTAATTCATCTTCAAAGTTTTCAACCTGGGCAGCCACTTTAGCCTGGTGCTGTGCGTAGAGCATCTCCTGCTGTTGAGCCGGAGTAGGAGTTGCCACTGCCGGAGAAGGTGCAACTGGTGCTTTCATCATTGCCTGATACTCTTTTGAGCCGGTAATCATCTCCTGAAGGAAGTTCGGCAATGTCTCAAACTTAGTGCGGTCAAATTCCAGCACTGAGAACTCCATTGATGGGTTAATCTGCGGAGGGCAGGTCATGCCTTTCATCATGGGCATCACGGCAGCAATGCGCTCATAGACCTTCTCTGGGTTAGCCTTAGATGGCTGGTGGATTAGGTTAATCATGCACGGTGCGCCTATCAGCTTGGCAAGGTCAAATGCCTTTGCTTCTTCTTCGGTCAGTGCTTTGCCTCTCCAGGCATTGAGCATGGCTCTAAGGTTTGACTTCTCATTCAGGCTAAATGTCATCTCCTTGCTGATTGCACAAGGCTGCATGCCCTTGTCCTGATTAAAACATCTGAGTTCGGTGGGAAGTTCCCAAGTAAACCTGACCAGGTCTACTACTTTCTCCTCACCCATGTACTTCTGCGTGACATGACCAAGGTGAACAACTGAGTAACATCTGGCTACATAAGTGCCAGCAGGGATTAACTCACGATTGTGAGACTCTCCAGAGGATTTAGCAATAATTGCCATGATTGGTTAGATATATAAGTTAAACAAAATTAAAGTGCGTAGATGATGGAGCAGATTGCCCAGACTGCGAAGAGTTTTGCAAAAAGGATAAGCTGATCCTTTAGGGGCATTTGAGGGTGTTCTAACATGATTACTTATACGGATTAGGTTCAATCATTGAAATGATGCTGCTAAGTGCTTGCTGGGCATCCCATAGGTAGGCATCAATAGTTCCTTCCTTTACTACTAAACTTTCATTCTCAATTTGATTCTGAATGAATGTGATGTGCGACCGAAGGTCTTGAACCAAGTCATAAATTTCTGCTGTTGTCATGTCTTTATTGGTTTAGAAAAATGGGAGGGTTGCCCCTCCCCAATGTAACTTAAAATAAGGATGCGATTTCGTTTGATGTTGAAATTTTATTCACTTGGCAATGCCATTTTAATTCGTTGCAAAGACCATCAAATTGATCAAACGATATTGTTTCCAAACGAAGTGAAATGCAGAGGCGATGAGCATATCCGAATGCGTTAATTGATTCGCCTACCTCTTCGATTTCAAGTAGGGCATCTCTAAAATTTTTAAACGGAAGAACTTGTGCTGTTATCATGTCTGTAATTGTTATTGGTAAATGTTGAGACAAAGGTAAGCACAGATTTTATATCTGCAAATTATCTGCAAAAATATTTTTAATTTTTTTTAGTTTTTTGTCCGATATAGCCTCCCATGCTTCAGGAGGGCATAATTGTGCTTGGTATCCACCAGCATCATTGTGCCATTGTGGTTCTCCAGATTCATCCGGTGAAAGACTTTTTTGAAGTGCTGATCAGTCAGCTTGTGCCTTTTGCAAAACTCCTCCAGGGTAAGTCTATCTTTAAACCTGCGAGTGCCTCTGTGCTGAAGGATGTCAGCAACCAAAGCCAGATTCCAGTCATCAACTTTTACCCAAGGCTTAATGTAGCCATCTACCTGCTGAGTATGGAACATCCTCTTGTACCTCGTAAAGCGATGCGGAGGCAACTTGTACTTCCGGCAGAAGTCAGAAATCTTTAATAAGTCCATTCTTTTGGTTTAGGTTTGCAAAAGTAAGTGCAAAAATAATTTGGCAGGAATAATATTTGAAATGCAGTTGCAGGAAATCATTAAGCCTAATCCAGCCTATAAGAAGTATGTCGGCACAGAGGACAACTTTCAGAAGGCAGTTGCTCGCTATCTGGATACCATAGGCGCATTCTGGTTTCACTGCCCAAATGGAGGCAGCAGGAATGGCATTGAAGCTGCCAAGCTAAAGGCAATGGGAGTAAAGGCAGGCATTCCTGACTGTCTTATCCTGGATCAGCGCAAAGGCTACTCCGGGATGGCTATTGAGCTTAAAGTAGGCTACAATAAACCATCAGAGCATCAGTTGTCAATTTTTGACAAATTGGTTGACTCCGGTTGGTTAGTAGTTGTGTCCTGGTCACTGGATGAAGTTGTAACTATGATTGATTGGTACTATGAAAATAAATGACAAGGGATTCTGGGAGAATCCAACCAAGGAAGGGCATGCCCATGACAGCAGGCTGGCAGGTGCAATCCTTAAAATCCTAAAGGCTCGAAAGATTGACACTCTGGTAGACTTTGGATGTGGCACAGGCGAGTATGCAAGGTTCTTCCGGAGGCATAGGTTAGTTGTGGAGGCTTATGATGGCAACCCCTGGACTGAGCAGCTCACCGGAGGCATTGGTCAGGTCAAAGACCTAAGCCAGCGATTTAACCTGCTCAAGCAGTTTGGCTGTGTGATGAGTCTTGAAGTAGGCGAGCATATCCCGGCAGAGTTTGAGCAGGCATTCCTTGACAATTTAATCACTCACTCCACCGGAGAGGATGGCTCACTTATTATTCTTAGCTGGGGTGTGCCTGGGCAGGATGGTGATGGTCATGTAAATTGCCAGAGCAATGACTACATCATGCAGCAGATGCAGGACAGAGGCTTTTACCTTGATAACACTTTAACTGACCAGCTTCGCAAAGCAGCGAGCCTTTGGTGGTTCAAAAATTCTTTGATGGTTTTCATTTAAAATTTGGTAGTGTCAATTCCATTACATTTTATTTGCAAAAAAATCTTTACTAAAACATTAAAATCATGGAAGAACTAACTGAATTACAGAACAAGCTGGCTGAGTGCAGGAGGCATTCTGACAATCACAGGCGCAGCAGAGACTACCACAAGGAGCAGTCAGCTGATCTGCGTGAGGAGGTCAAGGAGCTACAAGGAGTCATTGAGTTTTGGAAAGGTCAGCATGACAAAATGGATGATGCTTATGTAAATGAGCGCAGGAGTGCCTATATCTGGAGTACAGTATCCGTTGTGCTTGCCATCTTTTCCATAGCCATGTCAGTTTTATTTTTTTGGGCGATAAGAAAGTAGTTATATTTGCACTGGCGAAAGCCCCCGATTGAGACCCGGGTTAAATAAATCTATGAAGAAATTAAAAGCCCCATTCGGTCGTACTGTGCAGCGTTATAGGTTCGCTGGTCTCACACAGGAAAGCCGGATGGGGGTTTTGTTTTTATGAAAAAAATTATGGCAAATGAGGACTATAAGAAAGTCCTTTCAAGACCAGAGCGTCTTGATCTCCG